TACGATAATCTTGCATTGCGTCTGACATGGTTACGTCTTGCAGTGCGTACCAGTCTGTCTGAGCAAGCCTTCTGTCCCTATCGGAGCGGAGATTAGCAATAGAGCGATCAAACGCACCCGCGTCCCATGCCGCTTCTTCCGCTTCGCGTTGTTCTACTTCAGCGTCGGTAAGTTCTACGCGCTGACCGTTTACTATTTTATGCATTAACCTACTCCGTAAAGATATATATTGCCGTCAAAGTTGCCAGACGATTGCTTAAAAGATATTTCATCAATGGCAGAGGTCGTGTTTATATACCCCGCGACAAACGTATTGTTTGACCCAGATGAATGTCTATAGGTATTAAATTTTGAATAAAAATGTTTAACTTTAGACGTTGAACTTGGGGAAAAAAGATGAAGTTCTCCCGCGCAACATTCATCAGCACCATTACCGACACTTTCCGTTAGGTATTGATAACCTGTTCCTTGCGCTTGATCTGCCCAAGCCCCATAAGAGACCGCACCACTTGCACCAGATTCAAGATGATTAGCGTCAAACCATGTAGTAGTCATGGTTTCGTTGAATCCAGACCCACCAGACGCATTTACTTGAAACGTAAAATATTTATCATCCGTAGCCGGATTTATATCCACAAAATAAAAAACATACTCGTCATAGGTAGAGTCGATCCCGCTAGTGAACTCCACGCTTGACGCGCCTGATGCCGTGGCTGATGAGATGAGTGTTAATTTTCCGCTCATGATGCCACCAGTCCGTATTGTTTTATTACGCCGTCAAAGTTGCCGCTTGACATCAACATTTTGCATTTATCTAATGCGCTAGTTGTATTGAAATATCCCGCAACATAATTGTTAATTGAATAACCTCCATACTCAAATTGATTAGAGGTTGAATAAAAATGTTTTACATAAGTTGTGCTTGTCGGATTGAACAGCAATAACTCTCCCGCCGCGCACTCATCTGCGCCGTTACCGATACCTCCACAAAGAATTTGGTTGCTTGTTGATTGCGCTAAGTCATAAGATGCAACATATTCCAAACCGGCAGATGAATCATTTTCTAAATGTTTTGCCCAAAAAAATGTTGTTGTTTTTGTTGTGCCGTAAGAACTTGAAACAGAGCAATCAAAAACGAGATTTGCACCATTTGTCGCCGGATTCACATCAATAAACACAAACTTAAATATCTTGTAGCCAGTCAGGTCAGTAAACTCGACATTTGCCGCGCCAGATGCTGTGGAGGTATTGAGTAGTTTCCAGTCATCACTCATTACTTAATCCCCCACATCTTGATCGTGCCTTCATCAATATTGCCGGTGTCCATCAAGAACTTAACTGATGAAAGCGCAGAAGTTGTATTGAAATAACCACCCAAATAGCCATCAAACGCCGCATTAGAATCTTGCTGTAATGATGTTCTTGAATAATAATGCTTAACGTAAGTTGTGCTTTTAGGATTGAAAAGTGTTAAACATCCATTTGCACATTCGTCGCTGTTTCCCATTCCAACATCAAAGCCGATAGTAATATTTGAAGTGCTTTGCGCTAAGTCTCTGCCTGTCGTATATCCTAAAAGTGCGGTTGAATCTTCTTGCGTGTGGTAAGCACGAAAATATGTATTGGTTGTAGTCACTCCATAACTTGAGCCGTCTGTACTTGCTTGAAACATAAAAGCAGCAGTAGTGCTTGGGTGAATACCAACAAATTGAAAATTTACCTGTTTATAAGCAGTCGGCAACGTGAACTCAATGGATGCGCTACTGCTTGCTGTCGCAGTGGACAACAATACGGCTGATCCGCTATCGACTCCCGCTACGCCATAGAGGGCTACTTTGTTTGCACCTAATGGCATCTACTTCATATCCGCGCCAGCGAGGAATCCGTACCAGATCGTGCCGCCGTCAACAGTGGTAAACGTAAGCACATCAATTCCTGCTGTAGTAAGAGTTGGCGCAGTACCTCCAGCCCAATCTACTGCTCCGGGCCAGTTCACAGTCTGTGACCCACCGTTAGTCAGGATCAGAGTAAACGATCCACACTTGCCAGAGGCGGGTGGATTAGTAAATGTGAAGGTATTGGCTGAAGTATTGACAGTTGCGGTGACTACATTTCCACTAGCAAGGTTAATAGCCTGTGATCCTCCACCTGTAGCACCAATGACATTTACTTCTTCACCATATGCTTCAATAACGGTTTGATTGCCAGATTCCGGCGAAAGAGTATTTACATTTATGGTACTCATACAACCACCAATGTACCAGTTACAGTGACGGTTCCTGTCAGAGTAACTGGCCCCGCAAGCACGGCTGATTCAATGGTGTGATCTCCATCAACAGTAGCCTGATGAATAAAGAACCCATCCTTTGCGGCTTCTTGTCCTATGTACTGGTTTCCATTAACTACTTCAGCCATGATTCCTCCTACGTAGAAATGCTATCTACATACGAAACCCATACATCGAGAGATGAGCCTGTATTTGATTTAATTTTAAGAACATCCGTAGTCTGTATAACAATCTTTGCACCACCCTGAATAAGTTCTACTGAAGAACTTGGGGGAATAGTCAAATTTTTACAGATATGATAGTCTGTTCCTGACCCCGTTTTGTCAATGTAGCAATCGCATGTAACAGCGGCAGTCAAAATATTAGTTACACGAATTCCGATGAGAGCATCGTCAGAATTGCTTGTCACTAAATCTGTTTCGGATGTACCCACTGCTGACGCACATGCTCGTTCAAAATCCTGTGCCATTATAATCCCCTATAAAGCAATAGCCATAGCAACTGCAAAACCGGGACTTGCCGCAGTAACGGTTCCCCAAGAAGTGTCTGTGCCATCGTTGGTTAAATATTTACCCGATTGCCCTGAAACGTTAGGAACAATTGCGGTAGTTGATGAAGAAGGAAAACTATTTTTTAAAACTGTTTTCAACATCCTAAGATGATCATCACCTTCACTTACAGGGTCTGTCGCTGTTGGATTTGAACTGTTTAATTGCGTTACCCATGTTGCTGTTTCTAGTGACATTTACTTCTCCTAAGTAAGTTCAAAGATACCGTTAGAACTTGGTGTAACGGTAAGTGTATTATTTTGGGTTAGATTAAACTGAGAAGTAGTAAGCCTAGACCAACAGACTAACTTTCCTCCTGCTTGATATATAACAGCGTACTTAACGTTGTTAACATCGCCGCCAGTAGCAGTCCATACGCAAGCAGTAGAATCAAACCTATACTTGTTAGTAGCGGCAGATGCCCAAGTACGAGCAGTAACAGACTTGCCGCCTGTAGCGTAACCATTTCCATTAGCCACTTCATTTGCAAGAGAGGCTTGTGTGGATAATGCTACGTTATTAACATTAGCACTAGCCGCGCTTGTATGAAGAGCCATGTAAAACCCTGTTCCAGTACCGTCTAGGTCAAACTGTGCGTTGCCCAGATACTCTCTGAAACTATTGTAAAAACTCCATGCTGTAGCCGCCATTTAAGCCGCCTCCTTTAACGATTCTGGATTCTTAATAATGTGTGATATAAGTCCATCACCATGAACTATAAGATCATAGTTTGATCCAGTAGCACCTATTAACTGAACAAACTCTTTTGCTTGATGATAATGGGCTACAGTGCATCTAAATTGCTTCCCACCTACTACTAAATCTATCTCCTGTTCTTTGTCATTTTCAGGTTGATCATATGCGTGATGATGTTCCATAATGCAACTATCAAATCCAAAAATTTCAAATTTATGAAAACCTAATATTCTAAGTAAATGTAACGCCCTAAGAGTAACAGTAGAGCCGCCCATAATAGGAAAAAAATCTACGTATTCTTTTCCATATTGGTCACGAAGAATATCAATATTTTCTTCTTGTGTATCGCAATGCCATATCCAAACTTCTTTACCATTTAGTTTGTCAAAAACTTTTGGATGACATTGAGATGATACAAGGTATTTGCATCCGTCAATAACTGGATCAGCAAATCTGTGATTAAACTCTCTGCTATCTAACATTATAAATGCAGAAGGATTAATGCCTCTTTCTATACAGTACTTATAAGTTCCGTTAACTGTAACTATTGGAACTCCGTCTTTCTTTCTTTTCTCTACAATGTTAAATGTATCTTTTAAAGACGGTCCACCAGTTATTAAACAAATTTCTTTTTCCCACTGAGTTTCATGCGGAGTTACTTGGTTTAATCCTAAAGAGATATTATGTTTAATGTTGTTTCTTATTTCTTCTTGGTCTGCATTTACAGAAACAAATATATCTGGAACAGGTGTGAGTATTTGTACTTCAGGTGGATGCCCTTTAAATCCACTCAAGAGCCAAACTCCAATCTAAGTTCAAGACCATTAGCCGCGCTACCTGAACCAATCTGATCAATATCAAATCTAATAACATTTCCATCGTTTACAGTATTAGTAGACGTATTAATAACAGCAGATGTAGCCGCAGTGCTTGAATCATTCTCCCCCGCATCAATGGTAAGCAATGTGCTTAACATATCCTGACCTTTGCTTTCATTGTGAATCTGAATATTAGTTGTTGAACCTGTTGCGGTAGTATAAACATGTCCACCAACAGATTTAAGTTTTAAATTTTCAAAGTTTGCAGGAAGAACAATTCTAGTAATGCCATCTCCAACATAAGTAGGAAGAGTGTCTGCAATGACTTTAATTACTAATGCTCTGTTAAAAAAAGTTGTATCATTAGCAAGAATCTTTTTATTCTGGCTAGTGCTTGCATCGTATATAGCAATGTAGTCGGCAGTAGCATCCATAGTGCCAGTAATATTAAGGTTATCAATAACCTCTAACTTATCGTTGTTAAGATTAGTTAAGTTGCTGTCCATCTCTGCAAACGACAATGGACTGCCTTTTGTTTCTCTTAATGTAATTGTTGCCATTAAAATTCAATCCTGTATGTAGCCTGTATTCTATCCTCAGTATATCGCAAGTCGTATCTGTCAGACTGTAACCCTAGTTCATATCCGTTATCACTTATGTGGAACCTTACCGTTGGTTCTCGGTTTAACATCACGAAGAGGGTTGCAACTGCGATGCCAGACACGACTAGTTCCTTTTCGTATTCCTGATACCACTCTTTCTTTTTCTTTCTCCGCTCTAGGGTCTGGCAAGATGAGCCTCCCCTTCCGTTTCCTGTTCCAACAACTCCCGCATACGAACAAGCAATGTCGCCAAGTCGTTTTGCCTCTGGACTCGTTCCGTTAAGGTGGTACTCAGATACGACAACTGGTTTTCCAAAGGAAAGAGCGTTTTCAATTTGTCGTCTGAACTGTTGTTCACTAATAGAAAATCCTGTTTGAAGGTAAATTATATCTGCGTCTACAATATACTCAGCCTGTACCCCCGGAGTTAGGTGCACCCCTATAGGCTTGTCTGTTTTCTTTCTGAGTTCCCTTATTAGAGTAGAAATCTCAGCAGGGCTATAATACTCATCGCACTCAAGACAAACAACGTAATGGCTAACAAGATCATCCACCTCAGAAACAACCTTACTTTGATACTCAATCTGGTTGTTTAATCCTCTTGCATATAGTTCCGGGCTGTCATCGCTTATGAGCCATATAACGGGTTTTTTCCCTAGCCCTTGTAGCCTTGACCTCCAATTACTTCCAACTCCATCTACAATTCCCCAGACCTTATCTGTATTTCTGGCTAGAATGTCTGCATGGGTGTCGTTAGATATGGCCCCTCTTACATCCGCTCTCCAAGCATCTGATCTGTCGTTAGATAGATAAGATAATGTAGATAATCTTTCTGTGTCTATAAGAAACGTAGATTTAAAATCAGCACTTGATACTGCGGTATACAATATTAAAAGAACAACAAAGACATAAAGCACGACAACGCTTAATGACTTTAAGCAATCTTTTATGTAACCTCTCATCGCATAAGCGGGTTCGGATGTTTAGGCTCCCTACCTTTCATTTTTACAGGTCCGGGCAAAAACCATCCTAATACCATGGGAATTATAACTATAAGAATTAATAACCAACCGCCCATTTCGGCCATTGATCCAAGTAAACTCCAGAAGTTATCGGGGGCGCAGGAACCGTTAGCCATAGTAGTGCGGGATGAACCCATCCCCGCTGTCGCCACATCTGTTACAAAGGCAGTTGTCATGGCTCCCGCTATCGGTGCAATCGCACCCCCACTGAATACAGTCCCCGCAGTCGCACC